CGGGCAAGGCTTCAGAGATATGAGTCCAGCGGTTGAAAAGCTCGAGCGTCTCGTTGCTGAGCGAAAGCTGAGGCATGGCAACAACCCCATTTTGAACATGTGCGCGGCAAAAGCTGTGGCCCAGCAAGATCCAGCGGGCAACCGAAAGCTGCAGAAAGTGAAAAGCTCAGGCAAGATCGATGGCTTGATTGCGCTTTGCATGGCGCTAGGCGTTGAAAGCCACAGCCTCGAGCTGATTCCAGCATCACCTTGGGATAATCCAGATTTTACTTTGTCAAGCTAACATGCTATTATTTGGCAAACCTTTTGGAGTTTACGCATGGGCGTCATGGACATGTTTCGGTCAAAACAGCCGGAAATCAGAAATTTAGAGAATCCGAGCGCGCCCGTCTCGCAAGCTGATTTTTTGCAGGTCATGGGATGGGGCGACACTATTGCGAGCGCTGGCGTAAACGTCACAATCGAAAACGCGCTTGGCGTTCCTGCTATCTGGTCAGCTGTAAACTTCATCTCAGGCACACTCGCTGGCTTGCCTTTGCACGTTTATGAGCGCACCTCAAAAGGACGACGTCAGGTGAACGGGCCGCTTGCTCGGATCCTGCATGATGCCGTCAGCGATGATATGTCATCCTTTGAATGGCGCAAATACATGTATGAGCAGGTTTTGACCGGCGGGCGTTGTGTGACCTACATCGAGCGTCGCAATAACGGTCAGGTCATGAACCTCTATCCGCTTGATCCCGGTCACACTCGCGTCGACCGCGTGATGAGAGATGGCAAGATGGTCAAGCTCTATCGTTACCTTGGCTCAACATACGAAGCCCGCGACGTGATCGACATCTCGTTCATGATCAAAGCAAACCAGCTCGATGTTCGAGGGCCAATCGCGGCAAACAAAGACGCCATCGGGATGGCTATTGCTGCATCAAGATATGGCTCAAAGGCTTTTCAATCTGGCGGCATCCCGCCGGCAGTTATTCAAGGACCATTCCAGAGCGGCGCTGCGGCTGTTCGCGCTTCTGATGACATTGCAAACACAATGGGCAAACTGGCCAACGAAGGCAAATCAGTCATGGCCCTGCCTCTTGGCCACGAGATAAAAACATTCGGTTTCAATCCTGAACAAATGCAGCTGATTGAGCTTCAGCGGTTCAGCATAGAGCAAATTGCGCGCATCTACAGCTTACCGCCGGTTTTCCTTCAGGATCTTAGCAATGGCACATACTCAAACACAGAGCAGCAAGATTTGCACTTCGTGAAGCATACACTCAAGCGCTGGATCGAGCAGACCGAGCAAGAGCTGAATCTTAAACTATTCCCGCGCAATTCAAACCGCTACATTGAATTCAACGTTGACGGCCTATTGCGTGGCGACTTCAAGACAAGGATGGACGCACACGCGGCATCGATACAGAACGGAATCAGAACTCCAAACGAGGTGCGCGATTCTGAAAACCTCGGACCACTCCCTGGCGGCGACGACCTCATGATTCAAGGCGCGACAGTCCCGATCCGCACGCAAGGAGGAGCTGACTGATGCCGGTTCCTACGCAAGAAATGGCTAGAGAAGCGCAACGCGGTCTTGATTGGCGTCGTGAGTATGGTCGAGGCGGCACAGAGGTCGGCGTTGCAAGAGCGCGTGACATCGCAAACCGCCGCAACCTTTCTATGGAAACCGTGAGACGTATCAAGGCTTATTACGACAGGCATCAAACTGACCGCGATGCTGAGGGTTTTTTCTCTGGCGAGGATGGTTTTCCCTCAGCTGGCCGCATTGCTTGGCAACTCTGGGGCTCATCATCGGACAATGAAAGCTATGAATGGGCGAAGCGTATTCTCGAACAAGAGGACGACGAGAGGGCAGAAACGAGGCCGTATCCGGGCGAGCACGCCGCTCGAATCATGAATCCTGACGTTTTCGACGAGTTCAGCCGCGTGAATGATCAAGGCGGAGATGGTATAGACTTTATTTTTGGTGTAAGATCAGACTTGTCGACGGATGTCCAATCCATCCGATTTGACGCTGATTTGTACACAGAACAACAAGCGCTTGATTGGTTGAGCGAGCATGATTTTGAGGTTCTAAAGTTTGAGCCCGCAATTCTGGAGGCTGAAGAAATGACAGATAGAGCAGAGCCAGACGAACTTCAGGTCGACGATTTTGTGACATGGGACAGCTCAGGCGGCGAGGTATATGGTCGAATATTACGCATTGAGCGCGCTGGCGTGATCAACGTCCCCGGCACTGAATTTGAGATAACTGGAACGGCTGAAGATCCAGCTGCTTTGATCATGGTCTATCGTGAGACCGATGAAGGCTGGGGACCATCAGGCACGCGCGTCGGTCATAAGTTTAGCACCTTGACCAAGGTTCAAGAACGGTATGGTAAGGACAAGGACAAGCGCCATATCAAGAACATCCAAGAGACCGAGGACGAGATCATCATCACATTTGGCAAATCTGAGCAGTATATCGAGCCATCTGATGAAATTATGAGCGACCGCGAGTTTAGGCCAGCGCGCAAGGTGGAGGTGCGCGAGGGTCGTGACGGCTCGATCAAGGTATCAGGTTATGCCGCTGTGTTCAACGAGGAGACAACAATCGGCGGACAATTCCGCGAGATGATTGCACCTGGCGCGTTCACCAACGCAATCGGGCGCGACGATGTTGTATTCTTGATCAATCATGAAGGCTTGCCGCTGGCTCGCACAAGATCTGGCACGCTGACACTTCGTGAAGATGATCGCGGGCTTTACATGGAAGCCATGCTTGATATGTCTGATCCTGATGTTCGCAGCATCGTCCCCAAGATGCGTCGCGGTGATCTGGACAAGATGAGCTTTGCCTTCATCCCTGTTCGTCAGAGCTGGTCAGAGGATGCCATGCCGCTTCGCACTGTCGAGGAGGCGCAGCTGTATGATGTCTCTATTGTCACGACGCCAGCATACAACCAGACAGAAATCGGCTTACGTCACAAGCCAGCACAGAAAACAAGCCAAGTAGCGCGCAGATTACGCATGAAAGCGCGATTGCTAGGCTAAAAGACAGCGGTTCCCGCTGATGCCCTTTTTCCAACGGCCTGGGCAACCGTAAAAAGAGAGGAGGCCATAATGGCTGATATTCGTGAATTGCGGGAGCAAATGGCACGCATTGCTACAAACGCCCGCGCAAAACTAAATGAGGCGGAGGGTCAAGAAGAAGCCCGCGCCGCAGAAATCGAGCGTGAGTTCGACTTAATGATGGCAGAGCACGACCAGATCAAGGCTCGTGTTGAGCGTGAAGAAAAACTCGCAAAAGTAATGGCCGACGCTGAAGCCTTTGACATCAGCAAGCGACCAATGCTTGACGCTCGTTCTTCTTCAGCTGTTGATGCTGGCTTGAACATTGACTATCGTCAGGCTTTCTACAGCATGTTGGCAAATGGCGGCGAGGCTCATGTTTCTCCTGAGGAACGTGCAGTTCTTGTTGAGCAACGCGCTCAGACAGCCGGCACAAACTCAGCTGGCGGTTTCACCGTTCCAACTGAGCTTGCAACATTCATCGAAAAAGCGATGATCGCAACCGGGCCAATGTATGGCAACGAGTTTTTCACAGTGATCAACTCAACAGACGGCCGCACATTCAACATCCCAACCGTTGATGACACAGCCGTTACAGCTGAGGCACACACAGAAGGTGGAACAGTGACCGACGACGGCGGCAAAGACGTCACCTTCGCTCAGAAATCACTCGGCGCTTTCGCGTTCAACACCGAGTGGGTTCGCTGGTCAGCTGAGTTAAATGTTGACTCAATTCTCAACATGGAATCGCTCCTTGGTGAGCTTCTTGGTGAGCGTTTGGGCCGCATCGCAAACAGCAAGTTGACAACCGGCACTGGTTCTTCAGACGTTGAAGGCATCGTGACCAACTCAGCAGCAGGAAAGGTTGCAGCAGCAACCGGCGCTGTAACAGCTGACGAAATCATCGACCTGATCCATTCTGTCGATCCTGCTTATCGCTCTGCTCCAAACACAGCGATCATGATGGATGATTCAACGCTCGCAGCTGTTCGCAAGCTCAAGGACGGAAACGGCAACTACCTCTGGCAGATGGGCAACTATCAAGCTGGAATCCCGCAGAACCTCTTGGGCTATAACGTAGTTGTAAACCAAGACATGGCTGGGATCGGCGACGGCGCATCTTCCAAGGTCATGCTGTTCGGTGATATGTCAAAGTTTTACGTTCGCAAGGTAGGCGCACCAAGCCTCTACGTTGCACGCGAGCGCTTTGCTCCAGACTTCGGCTTGCTCGGCTACATCCGCTTCGACGGCGTGTTGACCAACGTCAACGCCATCAAGCACCTTGCCACAGCGGCAGCTTAAAATAACAAGGCGAGGCTTTCGGGCCTCGCTTTCCCCTTAAGGAGATTGAAATGGCTAAAATTAAACTACTCACATCAATGGCCGGCGCTGATTTTGTGTACGACTTCGGACAGATCATCGACATCGATGCAGCCACAGCCAAGCGCTACGTTGAGGCTGGCATTGCTGAACCTGTAGCAGAGCCGAAGATTGAAACATCAACTGCCAAGCGCCCAACGCGCAAGGCTGCATTGAATTACAAGGGTTAAATCATGGCCGCTCCCCTATCTTGCCACCACAGCTTAGAATTGGTCGACGCTCCTCTTGTCGAGCCTATCACCTTGGCTGAAGCTAAGACACAGATGAGGGTTGAGCACAGCGACGACGACACGCTGATCGAGCGCTTGATTGATGTTGCCATCAATTACACAGACGTGACAGGCGCGCTCGGCAAGGCAATGATCACGCAAAAATGGGGTCAATGGATAGCACCAAATCCAAGCACGGTTACACTTATTCTCGGTCCTGTCCAGGCTGTAACAGCCGTGAAATATTATGACACCGACGGCACTCTACAAACAGATGATTACAACAATTATCAAGTTTTTGGGACGTCAACAGCAACGACAATCGAGCCCAAAACAGGGTTCAACTGGCCGACAACACAAGACAGACCAGACGCTATTAAGATTGAATATGAGATTGGCTACGGAGACACCGCAGCGGATGTCCCTGCTGTAATAAAGCACGCGATGCTTGTGCTTGTTGCTCACTGGTATGAAAACCGCGAAAACAGCCAGATGGACAGGTTGGACAATATACCGTTTGGATATGAGGCGATGCTAAACTTAGAGCGGAGCTGTTGGTATGGCTAAGGCTGGTCTTTTCCGAGAGCGCGTGGAGTTCCAGAGGTTATCATCTGGCTCTGTCGATGCGTACGGAAACACGTACACCGGCTGGGCAACCTTGACGACTCGCTTTGGTGATATCAGGGAGCGCACTGGAAAAGAGCGCATAACGTCCGGAGTGCTCCTTGACCGCTCCAGCGCAACGCTTCGAGTAAGATCAGACAGCACGACATCGACCATAACAAATGCTGACCGAGTCATCGCCAGAGGCATCACATGGGCAATCCTGAGCGTTATACAGGTTGACTCCAAAAATACAATGATCGAGTTTTTGATCGAGGAAGGAGTCGCAGCATGAAGTTCAGCGGCAAGCTCAACGGGGTCAGAAAAACGCTCAGAGATTTTGACAACATCGAGCCAAAGATCAAGCAAAAGATTGAAAAGGACGTCAAGGCCGCAGCTGATGAGGTTGCTCGCGTTGCAAGGATCCTCGTGCCTGTCGCCTCTGGTCAGCTTAAAAGCTGGATCAACGTGCAGACGCATTTTACTAAAAACGCAAGATATGCTTTCGTAAACTTCGCGCCTGACAACGCAGCCGACATCATCAAGGCGCTCGTGGTGGAATATGGTCGCAAAGGTGCGCGAGTTGGTTCAGGTTCGAGGTTAAGAAGCGGAGGCGCTAGGGTTGCAGCTTCTACAGGATCGACCGAGGGCGCAGGGTATCAGCGCAAGGCCACGCAATTTGGCGCATCAAAATATCGACGCAGAATAAGCCGCTCAATTAATAAGGCGGTCAAGGAGGCAATGAATGGCTGACGGGTTTTTATTAGCTTTGCAAAAAGGCATCAGGGCAGCGCTCGCGGCTGATGCTGGCGTGACGGCGCTTGTCTCAAGCAGGATATACGATGAGCCGCCGCATGACGTGGTTTTTCCTTATGTACGCTTCAACGAAATAGCACCGGACGCTTTTGACACAGACACCACAGAAGGATCCCGCGTTTCGTTCAGCATTGAGGCTCATTCGCGCAGTTCATCAGGTAGGGTCGAAGCTGCACAAGTGATGGAGGCTGTCAAGAACGCGCTGCACAGACAAGAGTCATCAATCACAGTTGAAGGCTTCAACCTTATAGAGGTGATTTTTTTGACGTTTAATGTTACAAGAAATAGTGAAGGTCGAGGTCATCTCGGCGTCATTGCTTTTCAAGCGATGCTTGAAGATGCCTGATCCCGAGCCTTGGGCAAGCTCTAAACTAAGGAGGCCATCATGGCGAAACAGCTAGGCCGCGCAATGTTGGTCAAAATCGAGACCACAGACGGCGGCGGAACTTATACAACGGTTTTTGGCTTAAACAGTAAAACCTTAACAATCAACAACACATCAATCGACGTGACCACGCCAGACCAGACAACACCCGGCGGCGTCCTCTGGACTGAAACCTTGAACGGCGTAAAAAATATCGCTGTGTCAGGTGATGGCTTTTTCGAGGACGACGGAACAGCTGACGCTCGCGTGATTGCTCAGGCTATGGCTGCGGATAACGAGGCAGACTTTGAAATCTTTGTGCCTGACCTTGGCACATGGGCTGGCAACTTTCGCATCGCATCGTTTGAGATGGGTGGTGAAACAGAGGGCGGCGTGACGTTCTCGATCAGCCTTGAGTCTAACGGCGCGATCACATACACGGCGGCTTAATGTCGATCACGGCTGAAGCACCAAGAGGAGGCGTCGTCGAATATCTAAACGACGTCTCTTACACGTTCCTCTTACGCAATCGAGAAATCGAGCGCTTCGAGGATAAGCATCGCGGTATTTTTGATTTGTGGGGCGGATTTTTCGAGGGCGGCAAAAAGCCGACGAGCACAGAGATCAAGGATATTCTAGCGTTGGCGCTGGTTGGTGCAGGGCTAAAGGATCACGAGGCTGATCGGATTATCAACAACCTTCAGCCATCGGATCTGCTTAGGATGTACCAGATCGCACAAGCGGTCATCGGCGTTGCGTTCATGCCAGAGGTTGGCGAGGAGGCAGCGGCGAAAGAGTCAAAAAAAAAGACACAAGACGACAATCAGGACTTAACGTTCGAGGAGCTATCAAATCAGGAATCATTGCAGGATTAAAGCCTGATGAAATCCGCGACATGATCCCACGCGATCTTTTTCTTGTGTTCAAGGGTTGGAATGAGGCACACTCACCAAAGGAGCCGGGGTCTGACGCAATGACCAAGGATGAGTTCCGAGCGTTACTGGAGAAAAGCAAATGGCGGTCACAGCCGAAGAATTAAACGTCATCATTGGGGCCAACGTCCAAGGCTTGACGAAGGCTATCGACAGAGCCGAGCGACGCATTGAACGCTTTTCAAAGCAAAGCAAAAAGCAGATGTCGAGCACAGCCAGAGCTTTCGACGCCTTGGGAGCTGCATCAAAAAAACTAGGGCCAATCATAGCGACAGCCTTGGGCGTTCAAGCTCTGAAGGGCGCGGCAAATGCAGCCATTGAAATGGAAAACTTGGCTCGAGTGTCTGGCATAGCAATAGGCCGCTTTCAGGAATTAGCTTTTGCAGCTCGGCGGTTTGGAGTTGAACAGGATAAATTTGCAGATATTATCAAAGACGTGAATGACAAGTTCGGCGATTACCTAGCAACCGGCGCTGGCCCTCTGGTCGACTTCTTCGAGAATATAGCTCCAAAAGTAGGCGTCACGGCTGATCAGTTCGCAAGACTATCAGGGCCGCAAGCCTTGCAACTCTACGTCAACAGCTTAGAGAAGGCCGGTGTCAGCCAGCAACAGATGACATTCTACATGGAGGCGCTCGCTTCCGACGCGACCTTGCTGATTGATATGTTCAAGAACAACGGCGCGGCAGCTGAGGCGTTTGGAGAGCAGCTGAGATCAGCTGGTGGAATACTAGACGAGGACATGATTCGGAAAACTAAGGAAGCAAACGCAGCCCTAGACATCATGGGCAAGGTCGTTTTATCACAGCTTTCAAATGCCTTTTCTCAGGCTATGCCATTTATAAGCGATGTTGCAATGCTCATTGCAACAATAGCGCGAAACATAGGAGTCGCTTACAATCAGGTTCGTCAGTTTTTCGGCGGTATAGCGCACCTTGGCATTGAGGAGCTAAATAACGAGCTTGACAAATCTGATCAAAAAATAAAAAGGCTCGAAAAAACAATCATCGATCTGGATGAAAACACAAGAAAGCGAGCAGGAGGAGGGCTTGTAAGCAAAAGCGCCGAGCTCGATGCCATCGAAAAGGTGATAGAAAAAAAAGAAGATGAGTTGAGGCTGGAGCGTCAAAGAATCGAGGATTTAAGGGCCGAGCTTGCAATCAGGCAAAAACTCGCAAACCTTCCAGCTCCTTCCGAATACATCCCGGGCAGTGTCTCAAGCGTCAATAAAAATCTAACAACCGGGCAAGACTCAGGAAAGACAACCCAGCAAACGATTGACGAAACAAAGAAGGCTTACGAGGATCTGGCCGAAAGCATCGGTTCATCTTTCGACTCAGCCTTTGAGCGCATGATTGACGGAACGCTATCGGTCAAAGATGCCTTTAAAGAGATGGCTATTAGTATTATTAAAGACATTCTAAGAATACAAGCGCAGCAAGCCGGAGGCGGTGGCGATGGTGGTTTGTTCACATCGATAGCTCGAGGCTTTGCAGCTTACTTCAGCCCAGCCGCAGCATCGGCAAGGGCCGCGTCAGCTTTACCAACTGGATTTGCGAGCGGAGGCATGTCGATGGGCACAAGGCCATTCATCGCGGGTGAGCATGGTCGAGAGCTTGTCATTCCGACGGGAACATCGCGCATCCTCAGCGCTCCACAAACGAAAGACGTCTTGCAGCAGTCAGGCCAGCCGGTGACAGTCAACCAGACATTCAACATATCAACCGGCGTGGCACAGACTGTACGCGCTGAGTTGGTCGGAATGATGCCGGCGATTCAACAGCAAACGATTGCGGCTGTGGCCAATCAGAAAAGCAGAGGCGGAGCGAGAGGGAGCAGGTTATGACGGCAATAAATCATCCAACTGTTCCGGGATTTAGATCAGCACGCTTTGAGCTTGAGAGAAAAACAGGCGTTGTCGAGTCTACTTTTACCGGCGCACAACAGGTTTACAGTTACCCAAGATATTCACGCTGGCGCGCAACGCTCGAGCTTCCAAAGATGACCAAGGCTCGTTGGGCTGATTGGGCGGCTTTCTTTGTTAAGCTCAAGGGACGAAACGGAACTTTTCTTTTGGCCGATCCGAATTATGGAGGGATTAGAGGCGACGCTGTCGGGACACCGCTGGTTGATGGGGCTGTTTCTGTGGGCGACACAACCATGACCATCGATGGGCTAACGAATGACGACGATGACACAGTTTTTCGCGCTGGGGATTATATATCTGTCAACAACAATCTTTTGATGATTACAGATGATGCAACCGTAACAACCGGCGAGGTGACTGTGACATTCGAGCCCGCAATCAAGGTGAACGTCAATGATGACACAGCTGTTGAGATATCAGACCCTAAAGGTGAATTTAGGCTCGACGCTGATATCACCGGCTGGGATTATGACAACGCTGGTCATCCCAGCTTCACGTTCAGTTGCTCGGAGGCTTACTGATGGCGCGCTCTTTATCCTCACAAATGCAGACTGTGGCGACAGCAGATGTTATTCGCCCGTTTCTCTTGATTGACCTAGAGTTTGACTCCCCGACAGGCACAGTCAGACTTTGGACAGGCCACGGTGACATCACGTTCAACAGCAATACATACGCTGGGGCTGGCGACGTCCTCAGCATCGACAAGTTTAGTGAGTCGATTGACCTTGAAGAATCAGGCATCACCTTAAACCTCACAGGCTTGAATCCGACAATCGTCGAGTATGCACGCGACAAAGAATATCAAGGCCGAGCAGCGACTGTTCGCTTCGGGGCTTTAGACGGGTCAGGTAACATAATTTCAGATCCTATTATCGTTTTTCAAGGCTTTATGGACACGATGAGCATTACGGACGCGGGCGAATCTGCTAACATATCCTTGACCATCGAGAGCAAGATGATCGCGCTTGATAGGGTCAAGGTCAGAAGATATACGCCAGAAGATTTGAAGCTCGACTATCCGACGGACAAGGGCTTGGATTTTGTTCCCGGTATGCAAGAGACCGAAATCACATGGGGCGGCAAGCTGACAATCTGGACGGATCCCGCTTTCACAGCAAAACAGCGCGAGATGCTATGATGTTCGACGATGGCTTGATGATCCGACGCGAGAGCTTGACCAGCTTTCGACGTGACATTGTGCCGTTGATTCAGATGGAGTGGGACGAAGCGCCGCTCGATGACTGGCCGATTGATTACGAGATGGACTGGCACAAATACGGTCTGCTTGATGCAAACAACATGCTGCTCGCTTACACACTGCGCGATGGTCAAGACTTGGTTGGTTATGTTATATTCATCAAAGATTATTCGCACCATCACAGCGGCTACAAGGTGGCAAAGCTAGATTTGTTTTTCGTTCATCTAGACTACCGCAAGGGTCGAAACGCGATTGAGCTGCTAAAGTTCGCGCACGAAGACATGGACTGCATGGGCGTGAATATGACGATGGTGAGCTGCTTCATGGAGTCTCGCGTTGATGTTTTATATAAGCGCATGGGCTATAAACCGCTTGAGCGCACGTTTGTGAGGTTCAAAGATGGCCGCTAGTTTAATCACGTCCTTCCTGGCTATTGCTGCATTTAGCGCAAAGGCAATTTCAGCAACGCAACTAGCCCTGACACTATTCTCCGCATTTGCAAGCACAGCAATAAGCGCGAGTCTTTCAAAGCGAGGACGCAACGAAAAAAGCCCGATCCCTGTTAGTGTTAGAGAGCCGACCGCATCGCACAAGATTGTCTATGGCACGACGCGCGTGGGCGGGACTGTGGTCTTCATTGGTTCAACAGATCGCGTAACAACAACAGAGAGCGGCACAAGGACTGAAGAAGACAAGTTTTTACACCTTTTGATAGCCGTGGCTGGCCACGAGATCAACGCATTTAAGAAAATGTATTTTGGCGACGAACTTGTCTGGGATGATGGGACATTTCAATCAAACTGGGCCAATGCTGTTAAGCTCGTAACCCACGAAGGCGATCAGACCACAGCCGATACGATACTTTTGAATGGCGAGCAGATCAGCGCAACGGTTGAGCAGACAGCCATGGACGGCTGGACATCAGACCATAAATTGCAGGGCATTGCATACGCTCATGTCAGGCTCACTCATTCGACAAATTACTTCCCATCTGGTGTTCCACAAATCAGCTTTGTGGTCGAAGGCAAGAAGGTTTACGATCCAGACACTGACACAACAGCGTTCAGCAACAACCCAGCTTTGTGCATTAGGGACTACCTGACAGACACAAAGCATGGCTTGGGTGAGGCTTCAGCTAACATTGACGACACCTCGTTCATCAATATCAAGGATATATGCGACGAGGATGTCGCGCTTGATGCAGGAGGCACACAGAAGCGATACACGCTTGACGGGATCCTCGACACGTCGATGGGCGTCAAAGAAAACCTTGCTAAAATGCTGACGAGCTTCAACGGCGAGCTGAGTTATAGCGCCGGCAAGTTTTACCTGACGGGCGGTGAGTATGTAACGCCGACAGTAACCATCACAGAAGCCGACATCGTTGGGCCGTTGCAAATCATAACAAAGACCAGCCGCCGAGATGCTTATAATGCTGTCAAGGGCGTGTTCACGGCTGAAGAAAACAACTATATCGACACAGATTACCCGACAGCCACAAGCACAATTTATGAAGGCTTGGACGGCGAGCAAATCCTGCTTGATGTTTCATTGCCTTTCACCACGAACAACATCCGAGCGCAACGCATAGCAAAGCAGATCATGCTGCAATCTCGCCAGCAAGTTGTTGTAACGATCCCGATGAACCTTGTCGGTATGAAATTCAAAGCTGGCGACACGTTCTATCTAACAAACACAAGGCTGGGTTACAGTAACAAGCCTTTGAAGGTTCAAAGCTGGGACATGGAATTTGGCAACGAGGGCGAGATAATCGTCAACGTTACAGCGCGTGAGGCTGGGGCTGTTCTGCACCCTGAGACAGCCGACACCTACCTGACCGATATTTATCAATGGCAAACCAGCGATGAGCAAGCCTTTGTTGTTACAGGTGAGATTCCTGTACCAGACGCTTCTACTGTTTCTGCACCAACTGACCTTACTGCAACACAGGTCACAATCGTATCGCCAGATGGCACAGTATCATCAGACTTAGAAATAACATGGACTGAAAGCGAAAACAGCTATGTTGATCGCTATGAGCTACAATATCGCAGAACAAACAGCGTCACAGCAAGCGACGGCTCAACTATCGCAGCAGAGACAGAGCCAACATCTGTGTTTATCTTTGGAACAAGGCAC